AGGAAACTATCGCTAAAGGTGGGTTTTGGGTATCAAAGAAACGTTACGCTCAATGGATTATCAACGATAATACTGTAGATTGTGATAAGTTAGATGTAAAAGGGTTGGATGTAAAACGTTCATCATTCCCAACTTACTTCAAAGAAGTGATGAGTACTGTATTGATGGATATCCTAAAGGATGAGAACAAAGATAAGATTGATAAGTATATCTTAGATAAGAGAGAACAAATGAAAACTACAAACTTCATTGATATCGCTAAGAACTCATCAGTAAAACATATGAGTAAGTACACATTTAAGAATCAAGCATTGGGAGAGTTTATGAAAGGAACACCAGCGCATGTTAAAGCAGCACTTACTTACAATCAACTATTAAAATATTTCAAAGCAGCTTACAAATATGAACCAATGAAAGATGGTGATAAGATTAAGTGGGTATATTTGAAACCTAATCCATTAGGATTAGACTCCGTTGGGTTGACGGGATATAACGACCCAAAACAAATTTTGGATTTGGTAGAACAACATATAGATTATGAACTAATTTGGAAAAAAGAGTTAGAAAATAAGTTAGATGATTTCTACGAAGCTATGGCTTGGGAAAAACCAAATCCGAATTTAGCATTGGCATCACAATTTTTTGGATTTTAATTAGGATAATTCAAAAAGTTTTTGTATATTTGTATAACAATAATTAATAATAAGTAAAATTTATGAAGAAAGCAAGTCTTGAACAGTTCATTAACCGATATAATCTCGGTGGTGAAGTAGAATCGGTGAAGATAACATCATCTGATTCAGAAATGAAGGTAAGTTTTATCTCAGATGATAAAACATTACTTGGGGAAGTAACTTCGAAAGAAGGAGAATTTCCAAATGGTGAGTTTGGTGTTTATACAACATCACAACTCAAAGCACTATTGGGTGTATTATCACCAACAATGGATGTTAACTCAACAGAATCTTATATTAAGTTTTCTGATAAGGGAACATCGGTAAACTATATGTTAGCAGATTTATCTGTTATTCCTGTAGTGCCAGATTTAAAAGCAGTTCCACCGATGAATGTACAAATCACATTAGATGATGATTTTACATCTAAGTTCATCAAATCAAAAGGAGCACTTAGTGAATCTGATACTTTTACGTTTGAATGTAAGGGTGGAAATGGGGAGATTATCTTAGGGTACTCATCAATCAACACAAACAGAATTTCTATGAAAGTAGAATGTAAATGTGATGGAGATGTATCACCTATATCATTCTCAGCTAAATATTTGAAAGAAATTTTGAATGCTAACAGAGGTTCTAAATCAGCTAACCTACAGATTTCATCGCAGGGATTGGCAAACATTGAATTTGAGAAAGATAATTTAACATCTAAGTATTACTTAGTAGAGATAAAGTAAGTATATGAATTTTTGGGATACAGAGCCGGCTAAACCAGTATTTGATTACGATACTCAGAGAAAAGAATTAATCGAAAATATGGATTACCTTGCATCAATGACTGTTGAAGAACAAACACTTTACAAAAAGTGGGTTGAGTTGCAAGAACCTAATATGATTAGAGATAAATCTCAGATATCTGAATTGTATGATACACAATGGATGCCGAATGATATTAATAATTTGGAACAAACTATCAAAGAGATTGAAGAGTTAGAACCTTATGTTGAAATCTTAGATGACCCCAAAGAATCTACTAAGTGGACTTATGTTAGAAAGATGATTCACACTATGGGTTTTACTGCTAATCCTGGTCGTAACGTTAAGATTAATGTTAAGGATAGGAAAAGTGGTAAACTCTTAGGACAGATTTCATTGGCATCCGATGTAACATCAATGGCAGTTAGAGATAACTACATTGGGTGGAGTAAGGATAATAAGTTTAAAGATGGAAAACTGAATCATACTACAATAGCATCTACAATTGTATGTACTCAACCATTAGGATATAATTTTTTAGGTGGGAAGTTGGTTGCTATGATGACTACTGTTCCTGAAGTTAGAAACCTTTGGAAAGAAAAGTATGGACAAACTCTAATCGCAGTTGGTACAACATCGTTATATGGGATACATTCTCAGTACAATGGTATTCCACATTTCAAAACACTCGGAGAATCCGCTGGTAAAATATCTTTGAAACCTGATGATAAGTTCTATGAACCTTGGCATCAATGGATTAAAGAAAACAGAGCAGAGTGGTACGAAACTGCGATTACGAATGAAAGAATCCGTAATGGTAAGAGTATGGGTGTAGCAAGTGGGCCTGTGAGTGGTATCAAACAAAAGATTCTTGGACAGATATTCAAAGAATGTGGTATCAAACAATCAGAGTATCATCATGGTTTTAAAAGAGGTGTATATCTCGCTATGATGTATGAGAATGGACCTGAGTATCTTCGTAAGGAGATTGAAGAGGATGAGTTGGTAATGAAGAAGAAGTTTACTGAAGGTGTTGATTATATTAATCGATGGTGGAAGAAGAAAGCTATCAAACGATATACCAAACTCCATTCAGAGGGTAGATTAAAACCAGAGCACTTATTTTACATTGATGCTATTGGTATGAATTGGGAACAAATGAAAGCTAAATATTAAAAAGAAGTCGGAAGATAATGAATAATACAGAAAATACATTGTGGGTTGAGAAGTACAGACCCGATACATTAGAAGGGTATGTTGGTAATGAACATATCTTACAAAAAGTAAAAATCTATATAGAGAATGAGGATGTACCTCATCTACTCTTATATGGACAAGCTGGTACGGGTAAAACCACATTGGCTAAAATCATTACAAACCAAATTGATTGTGATGTTATGTACATTAACGCATCTGATGAAAACTCAGTAGATGCAGTTAGGGATAAGATTAGAGGGTTCGCATCTTCTATGGGATTCCGTAAGTGGAAAGTGGTTATATTAGATGAATCTGATTACTTAACACCAAATGCACAGGCAGCACTTCGTAATCTGATGGAAACATTCTCAAAAACTACTAGGTTTATTTTGACTTGTAACTATGTAGAGAAAGTGATTGACCCAATTCAGAGTAGATGTCAAACATTTGGAATTACACCACCATCTAAGAAAGAGGTGGCTATGAGATTAAAGGATATCTTAGATAAAGAAGAAGTTAAATACGAAATGAGTGATTTAGCAATCTTAGTAAATAGTGGATATCCTGATATTCGTAGAGTTCTAAATGCAGGACAACGACAGGTTATTAAGGGTGAATTAATGATTGATAAAGCATCAACGATTCAAGCAAACTATATGGATGAAGTACTAACACTACTTAAATCAAATGGGGGTGTAAAGGATATCTTTACATCTGTTAGGAAAGTGATAGCTGATTCAAAGGTTAAAGATTTTACACCATTTTACAGATTTATGTATGATAATGTAGATGATTACGCAAATGGTAAAGTGGGTAATACCATACTGAAGATTGCAGATGGACAGTATAAAGATGCATCTGTAGTAGATAAAGAGATTAATATTATGGCGATGATGCTAGAAATAATAATCGATATAAAACAATAATTAATTTAAAAAAAAGGAAAACGTTATGGCAACATCACAACAACTATTCGAACAGATAAAAGATTTATTTGTAGAATTTGAAACAGAACACAATGGTACAACTAAAGCATCTAAAGGTAGAGCTAGAAAAGCTATTGGAGAAGTAAAAAAGTTAGTAACAGATTACAGAAAAGTTTCTGTAGAAGAGAATAAGTAAGATATGGGAAAAGGTAAAGGAAAAGTAATCGGTATGGGTGGTTCTAAGCAAGGACCACCACAAGCCCAAATGAAGTTAGACCCCACAAAGTTACCAACGGTACATTGTGAGAATTGTGATTCTATATTTTGGGAAGAAGTAACAATGTTTAAAGAAGTGCCAGCGGTACAATCACCAAACGGACAGAAATCAATGTTACCTATTCCTGTAGTTAGATGTGCAGAGTGTGGGCATGTATCGGAGAAGTTTTTACCTAAAGAATTATTACCTTAATGGCTAAGAAATCAGAAAATACTGTGAAAGCTAAAACTATCTTTCAACATCTGAGTGGTATAAAGGAGAAGAAAGAATCTTGGACATCTCTATCGGATATGGACAAGAAATCTTTCTCACCTTTTATCATCAATAGGTGGTTGAGTATGAATATGGGGTTGTTACCAATTGTAAATATATTACAAAAGTACACAATCGGATTCTTATCAGCTAGAGATGTTTATAAAGTATATTTAGATTTCCTACCAAAACAAAAAACGTTTGATAAATACATAAAGGGTAGTAAATCGAGTAAGTATAACAAAGATGTATTGGAGTATCTATCAAAGTGGTATGGTGTATCTCAAAGAGAGGTAACTGATTATTTAGAGATATTATCTAAAGATGATGTTATCAACATACTAACTAAGTACGGATTAACAGATAAAGAAGCTAAAAAATTATTAAAATAATATGGGAATACAATTAAAAATACCATTTGATAATGTATCATACAATTCAAACGATGAGTTTGGATATTGGAACTACAGAATTATTAAAAGAGAAAACCCTTCAGGTGAAGTAACATATGGTATATATGAAGTGCACTATGATATGGAAGGTAGTTTAAAAGGACATACTGAGAATCCAATAAGTATTATTGGTGAAAGTATTGAAGATTTAAAATTTGATATAGAAAACCTTAAACAATCCTTAAATAAGGATATACTAACATACCAAAATTAAAATATGGCAGAAATACTAAAAGAAGCAAGAACAAAAGTAGTTCATAGGGGTGAACGAACTATTAAAGAAAATAAAGAAGAAACAGCAATTCAATATTGTGAGAGATTATACCCACAGACTTGTGATGAGTTTAAAGTAATTTTAGATGAGATGTATGAAACGTTTTGTAAGAAACAACGTAACTATGGGCCAGGTAACATCTCAGTTGGAACTACATTAGAAACAAAAGATGATATAAAATTATCATTAAACGGGTTGTGGTTTAGAATGAATGATAAAATTCAAAGATTAAAACAATTAGTTGTATTAGGACAGCCCGATGAGGTTGGTGAAAACATTCAAGATACTTACGAAGATTTGAGTGTATATGGTGTAATAGCACAATTAGTTCAGAGAGGTAAGTGGTCGAAGTAATTGTTAATAACTTAACAATAATTTAACATTAAAAATTTGGTAAATACAGGAATTATTCGTATATTAGTACTGTAATAAATAGATATAACTATATGAAAG